AGTGGCATTGACCAGCAGTCTGTCTTATCCATGATCCTGTTTTCCCAAGACATTCTCGCCCTTGTCTTGGCTAGTGGGTAGATCTTCTTGTAGTTCTAATTAGCATGATTCGTTGTACTCACGAATATTGCATAAATCAGACTGTAAAACACATAGGTTCTCATGTCTGTGTTCACGATCTGTCGCACTTTGCCCGCTTCCTGTTTTTGTATGGCGTAAAACTGGAATTCGCGGTCCGTCGAGTTGCCCAGCAGACCACTCAGATCCTTCTTCAGTACACACTGTTGAAGCCTAGGAATGTCTGTGAGTATCATTTGATACTGAGTCTTTGTCAGTCCAAACATCTTACTACTCCCCTAAGATTACAAAGAGTTTACGAACTCTATCGCAACTTATTCCACGTCCAGCTTGCCTTTCATGTCCTCCAGCAAGCTGTCCAAGCTATGTGGACTCACATTACTGTAATGAGTGTTGTTACGATACATTTGGAATGCCGCTTCCAGCGAAGTCCTGCCAGTATTCACAATACTGCGTTCCTTCTCCTCCCTCGTCCATTCTCTGATCTGCTCCGCGAACATGTCCGGGTCTTTCGTCTCTGCAAATCCTAAGCTCAAATCGTTGGCCATCACAAGCTGCTGTTGAGTGTTAAAGTGAGAATAATTGGTGATGTTTTCCACCTGTTCTTTGGCTTCCTCCGATAAATGTCCACTGATTGTCTGAAACTCCACCAGCCATTCGTTGGCTATTTGGGTTTGCATATTGCGAAGGGTCATTATTCTAACCGCCATTATTACCATCTATATTGGGGTCTGAGCCATCACCTCCATTGTTGGCTTCGAAGAAGATATCACCAACATGGTTAGAGTTCTGTTTTTGGGGCGATTTACTCCAATGGAGATCTATGGCATCGAGCAGACTATAGAAACATTTGCCCTCATGTTGTTCGTCGTAGACCATTACATTTTCCAAAAGCTTAGGTCCACCAACGACTATGCAAGTAACCAGCACTTCAAAAAGAGCTCGTCTGGTGCTCCACTCTTCTATTAGATAGACGTCTTGCTCCAAAAGATGTCTTAGCTACTCACACGATTCAGCAATTACATCATTTGTTCCTCCCCAAGGTTGGCTGACTATTTCAGCAGCCATCTCATCACACAGGCACTCAAAACGCTTAGAATGCACGTTGATTAACATAGGTCTCTTCGCTGATCCATTTTCGATGTACTTGAAAAATCGTTCGACGGCTGCCCAGTGAGCGCGGTCTAAATAACTGTATTCGTTATCAACCCAACGAACCTTTAGACTTCCTCGTCCTGGAACAACAAGAGTGACAAATCTTGAGCCTGTGCGCACCACAAAGCTTACCATTCCTTCAGCTTCGTTCGCTCTTGTTGCTACCACGTCATAGTTTTGTTCATCGACATCAATGGATGACTTATTGACTGCTGACTTGATAGTTTGTTCCTCACGTTCCTCATCGCTACTAGAGTAGTCCTAAGATCTTCTGTCCACTGCTAATTGTTTTATGTCAGCCACAATCCTAGCAGTGTCAAATTTTCTTATGCGATAACTCTTTAGCCACTTTTCAACAGTAGTTGCACCGACTACTACCTCAAGATATTGCTTTCCAGGCGAACGTAGTAATCCTACAAGCTTAGGATGGTCCAAATACTGAGCGTTCCCGTCGTCCGCCAGGACCATGCACTCTGCAATCTCTCTTGGTGTGCATCCTTTGCGAACTGCTCGTTCAATGTTCTTCTTAGCTTCTGACGTTGAGGAATCGTCAGTTGAAGCTAGAGCTGCCCGAATTTCTCGCTCCTGCTCGTCAATTGACTCGAAGATATCTCTTATTGTCTAATCAATATCTTGCCCTATCTTGCTCTTCCTTCTACCAATTGGGTATCTAGTAGTGTACAAGACGTTAGGGCTCGGTCTTTCATCCACAGGCTGTCTTGGTACATTGGGCCACACACTGAAAACCTGTTGAATGTAGTCCTGGAGCCTTTCTTCGCGCTCGGCAGCCTAAAATCTGTCCCTAAACTGTTTGAGCGCATTCTCTGATAGGTGATTATAGCGTCTGAGCAGTTCACTTAATGCTCTATTGATGTCCATTAGATCTGAAGCGCGCTTGTTTGGAGCAAGCCCAGCATCTACACCAATGTTTGCACTTCTATAGGCCAGATCTGTGTCTAAAGCAGCATTCGCTTAACCAAAAGACTGTCTGCAGTAATCGCAAGCCAGTTTGTCCGCTATAATCTACTCATACATGCTGACGGAATCAGAACCAGTTCCTACTGAAAGAGCCAGTTATTGCTTTAACTTAGCAATAAGCTGTTTAACTCTTCCATTTGTTAATCCAATGTCTGCAGTAGTTAGTTTGGCTTCTGCTGTTAACCGTCCACACCACACGCCCATCTCTTGTTCTATTGTAGCAGCGCAAGCGATTAAGTCGTGATCAACTTGTCCTTGTGGAGATATATTGCTTCTGAAGCCAGCAAAAGTATCACAAAC